TATTAAACAAGTTATCAACTAAATTAATTTTATTTGTGTGTTAGGTATTATCTTGTTTCCTTTACTTATGTTTTCTGCTGCCCACATTGGTTGAAAGTTTGTATAGTGATTTAATTTTATAAGTTCTGCTTCATCTTTTGCAAGTGATACTGGATAAATATGGTCTAAATGCCATTGACCTAAATTATCCCAAGTCATACCTTTTGTAAATTGTCTTTCAAGATGTTGTTTAAATTCTTCATAGCTACATCCAAGTATTTCAAATGTTTTAGAATCTTTTTTATATCCTTTGTTTTTAAGTGAAAGATTAATTAGTGTTGAAATATTACATCTTAATTTAAAAAATGGGTTTGTGTTTCTTTTTATTGTAAGATTTTTATATAATTTTTCTTTATTTTTTTCCCTATATATTTTTTGATAATTTTTAAGTTTCTCTTTATTTTTTATACGATATTTTATAGCATCTTCTTTTTTTTCTATTTCAGTTTTTTTTACATTTCTTTTTTTTCTATTTGTATTTTTTTCATAATATTCTTTTGCTTTTTTAGATATTATTTCTTTATTTATTTCATAATAATCTTTATGATATTTAAGTATAATTTCTTTATTATTTTCATAATATTCTTTTTGTTTTAATAATATTTTTTCTTTATTATTTTTATAATATTTTTTACAAAATATTATAACTTTATTTTTATTTTTTAAATTATATTTTTTTTGCGATTCATAAAATTTTTGTTTATTATTTTGAAAATATATTTTCCTGTATTCTTTTTCTATTTCTTTATCTTTAAATGGCATATTTAAAATTCCTTTAAGTTATTTAATAATTTTATTTCACTTTCTAATTCCTTGATTCTTTCCATAAACTTTATTTGATTTGTTTCTAATTCTCGGACCTTTTCACGATAGATTATTGATTCAAAATAATACTTTCCATATTGCTGCTGTATTTCATATAACGTTTTAAGGTGCTTTTCTGCGGTTATTTTTCTATTGCCTATACTTTGTATCACTTTGCCTTCAAAGTCCTCTATAAACGCATTTAAATACCATAGGTTGATATAATTTGGTTCTCGCTGTGTCATTAGGTTTGTAAATCCACAGTAATCGTTCATTAATACTTTTAGCTTTTTGTAGTCATTTGTTCGCAGTTCGTTAAGTTTATCCTGCTCTTCCTTAAATTGTTTTAGTTCGTTCATAGGTTATAAATATTTTGTATAGTTGTTCTACTGTATTAAATTCTCTTTGCTCGTTTGTTAGGCTCATTAAGTATCTGCCAAATTTAATTGCTAATTCCATATTAAAAAGGTACTTCTCCAATTAATTTACTTTTATCTATGCTGGCAAATCCTATAAAGTCACCTTTCTCACGTAATTCTTTGCCTTGTCCTGCATAGCATATTCTGCCCTCAATAGTTTCTCTATATCTTGATTTTTTCCAATCAAATTCAAGTTGCTGAAATACTGATTTTGCTCTACCAATTGTATCAGGTTTTACTTTCCAAAAGTATGCATCAATGTTTCCATTTTCTCTATCTGCCCAGTCTATTGTTACAAGTGTTTTACCATTCCTAAACCAAGCAGCACCACCACTTATATCATGTGCAGTTGGTATTCTTGGTTTCTTTGTGTCTTTGTCAAATTCAGTTGATTTAGGGTGTGAAATAGTCATAAAGTGTTTGTGGCTTGCTTCTGCTAATTCATTGCGATAACTTAAAATAAAATCTAAATACTGGTCTTCTCTACCTGTGTAATCGTGATAAAGGTTTTTCCAACTATCAATAAAGCAAGTATCAATGCCACCACTATTATCTTTGTAATCTACTGTAAAATTCCATAAATCCATTGGGGTTAAAGGTTTTTTTACATCTTGTTTCGTAGCTATTAAAAAGTGTGTATCAATAAATGCAGTGCTACTAATTAATTCAGTATTTGTTATTGAGTTTGCATAGCCCCTAAAACTTCTTTTATAGTGCTTTACAAGTAACTTTCTTCTTATTTCATTATAACTACCTATGTCAGGTGCATAAATCAAATGGCGCATACCAAAAACTTCTGACTGATGAAATAAAAGTTCTAATCCAAATTCAGTTTTACCGCTTCCTGGTGTTCCTGTTATGTCAGTAATACCATCTTTAGCAAATTGGAATATACCGTTTAAACATTCAAACCCTGCATAGTTCATTCCTGCCCCACCTGTTGCATGATAGTTTTCAAACTCTTTGCTCTTTTTGCTGTAATCAATTATTTTTACGTTCATATTTGAAATCCTTGTGTTTTAAAATATGCCTTTTTTTCTTCTATAATTTGCTGCATTGATTTAGTATTATTTAATTCAGGTTTGTCATCTCTTGAAATCCAACCACCAATAGCACCATTTAAACTTTTCATTTTGTTTTTACCAACCATCCAATTTTTAGATTCATAAAAGTTATAAAAAATGTTAGCTGATTTAATTGCATAATGTTCTGTCCAGTTGTTTGCAGTTTTAGATATAAATAATTTAATGCAATCTTCTAAACTTGGTTTCTTAAAATCAAAGTCCTCTATAATATCTTTATCTTTTACTTTATCTTTTACTTTATCGGCATCATTCGCATCCTCTTTTATGCTTTCGCATGCGTTCGCATTCTTTCGCTTTTCCCAACCTGCAATCGCAATGTCTTTGTTTTTAATGCTTTTATCTTTCCATTTTTCTAAATCTCGTTTTAAATTTTGTTTAATAGGCTCAAAAACTATTTGTGTAAGTTTATCCTTTGGGGTTGGATTTTGGTCATTGATGTAAGCTAAATAGTGTTTAAATAAAACTCCTGCTTCTTCATCTGACAATTCTTTTACTGTATGTATTATATCACAATACAAAAGAACTGATTTTTTATTTTCTGCCATAGTATTAAAACGACAAAATCCCAAGCAGGTCAGAGCTACTTGGGAATTTTGCCTATATTTATTAACTTTGGAAAATTAATGATAATTGATTAAAAGGCTCTGACATCTTTTAACCTTGCAAATATAATTATATTATTTCATTTTAAAACACAAGATACTAACAATTAACTATTTTATTAAAGTCAGATAATATTCGGTTATATTTTTCAATTACTAACTTGTCGTAGCTTAATAGGTTGTCTATTGTTTTGATGCCGTGTATTATTGTTGTATGGTCTTTACCAAGTTCAGCTACATAACCTTTTCTTTTAGCCATATAAAGTAACCCTATGTCTTTTAAACTTAACGTGGTGTTTTCTCTGACTAATTTCATTGACACCTGCCTTGCCTCACATTGTAAGCGATGTCGTGTAGTTGCGATTAATGTTTCTATTGGTATTCCGTATTCTTCTGCGCATAGCTTTACAATTATTCTTGCTAATTCGTTATCGCTGTTTACTTCTTTTGTCTTGCAGAATAAACTTACTACTAACCCAGTGTTTTGCTTTATTTTTCTTTCAGCATCAAATATAATTTTGCTGATAATTTCATTCTTTTCCATTATTTATATTTTTGTTTTATAGTTTCTAATTCTTCTTCTGACCACTTGTATACTCTTGTTTCTTCTGCCAATAACTCCAAGTCTTTTACTTTTTGTTCACCTATTCTATTAACTAATCCTTGTCTATAATTGCTTTCGTTTCCGTTTAAATAAGTATTACATTTTCTGCATTGCTTGTTTACGTTTAATTCGTGGAATATTACACCTCGATAAAGTTCTGCTTTCTTGTAATGCCCACCATCAAATAATTTTGTTTCTTTTATACCACAACTGATACAAGGTGAATCTTTATCTCGGTTACGAATCCACCTTTGGAATATGACCTTGACCTCGTTTACTCGTTGCGTATATGTCTTTAACTTTTGTAGCTTTACTTTTTTTTCAAGTCTTAAAATATTACTTTTAACTGGCTTACTAAATGCTAATTCAATTGCACATTTTGGAGAACAAACTATTTGTGTTGACTTGTAAGGAATAAACTTTGCTTGGCATACTTTGCATTTCTTTTCTTTCATTTAGTTTAAATTATTATGCTTAAACCTTGTTTCAAGAAGTACAAATGTTTGATGCGTTTCGTGTGTTGTGAC